GAGATTTGTACCTGATCAAAATGGCTGGAATATTCCAAATAGATATAAGGTATAGATATGAAGCAGCACTTATGGAAAGATGAAGGAGTCTGTGCTAACTCTGATACAAACTTATTTTTTGATAAGTATGAGGATGATGAACTGCTTAGGCCACTAATAGATAATCTTTGCCAGTCTTGTCCAGTACAAAGAACATGTTTTGCTAATGGTGTGTCAGGCAAAGAATGGGGCGTATGGGGCGGTATCTATCTAGAAAATGGCGAGATATCAAGAGAGTTTAGCAGACATAGAACAAAAGAAAAATGGGGTGAGATGTGGAAATCTCTGACAATGGAGACCAAGTAACAAGTTTCCCAGCAATGTGTGCGATTCTTGGAGAGCTTTGGATGGACTATAAGTCTGACAAATATTTTAAGGATTTTATTGAGTACAATGATATTGGACTACCTATTGCATTCTTAGTTGACAATGAACTTGCTGAGCCAAGCAAGATTGCAATTCAGTATGTCTATGAGACATGGGATATATTTCTAGCAGCTTTAGAAATCAAGGAAGACCTTGGTTGGGAAAGCCTAGAAGATGTTTTTAACTATGTAGATCAACACAAGGGTAAATAATGTATACAGACTCAATGCGTAGAGCGGTTCACTCCATTGTTGCACCCAAAAATTTTGGTGTAAATATTATAGACAATGATCATTTCTTAACTATAAAGCTGAACGAGTATGACTTTATATCAATGGGGCATGATGAAAAGATGCAGGCCCTACAGTATTTAGTACAGCTAAAGAAAGCTTTAGAGATGGAAGGCGCTATTGTTTTGGTAACTAGAGAGGTGGTCAAATAGTATGGATGCATACCTAATAGCTAGTTTATCTGTAGCTGCAGTAACATTGCTAACTATCCCTGTTCTTTTAATTAAGAATAAAAGGCTTAAGAAAAAGAATAAACTTCTAGTAGCATCATTAAAGCAGGTGCAACAGCTAGTTGATCTTGCAAGAAACAACGAAAAAGATAATGATGTTCATCAGGAAAACTTTATAAAGTTTTTATCTGACTCACGTGACTGGGCCTATCAGTATATTGAAGATGTACAAGATGGACTAACCTCGTTTGTTAATGCCATTGAGCCAGAGATAAACTACTTTGATGAGTATGGTCTAGTTGGAGAAGCTTATCCACACTATCATTCTATGCAAAAGATATCAAAAGAATATAAAGAGCTTAAAAAACTTTTGCCGATTGAGGAGGAATAATGAAAGATGTTTTACTATCAACACTAACAGGTTTTGGATGCGGTGTCGTGTTTGCAGCATTCAAATTGCCAGTACCAGCACCACCAGTTTTTGCGGGAGTCGCAGGAATTATTGGTCTATGGATTGGCTTCACAGTACTAACAAACGTAATATCATAGGAGAAAATATGAATACAGAACAACTAAAGGCACTACTAGCATCATACGGACGCTCAGTACTTGCATCAGGACTAGCACTATACATGGCAGGCGTAACAGATCCAAAGGATCTATGGACAGCACTTGTTGCTGCAATCGCTCCAGTGGCTATTAGAGCAATCAACCCTAACGATAAGGCTTTTGGTGTATTGCCAGAAGCTGCAGAGGTAGAGAAGGCTCTCAAGGCTGCTAAGGCACCTGTAAAGAAGGTTGCTAAGAAGGCTGTAGCAAAGAAGCCTGCAAAGTAATAAGATAAGTATGAGGGGGTCAGGCTATTACTAGTCTGGCCCTCTTTACTATGATAGGATATATACATGGCTAATTTTGGTTCACTGTGGGTTGGAAATCCATTAAGCAAGGTAGAGCAAACAGCTCTTGCCTCTTTTATTTATTATGGTCACTCATTTACCCTTTTTGTTTACGACATGGACATGAAGGTTCCAAAGGGTGTAGTTAAGGCGGATGCAAATGAGATAATCACTGAGTCTGAAATTTTCAAGGTACAGGATTCATATGGACCATTTGCAGATATGTTTAGATATACAATGATAAAGAAAACTGGCCTTATGTGGACAGATACAGACTCTATTTGTTTAAGATCAGACTGGGACTTTGGTGACTATTTGTTTGGGTTTGAAGAAGATGACAGACTAGCTAATGGTATATTAAAGATGCCACAAGACTCAGACCTTATAAATTTCTTGATCAATAACTCAGTAAAATATGACAAAACTAAGATAGTTTGGTCAGAGATTGGTCCACTCTTAGTAACAAAAGGTGCGAAAAGGTTTGGCGTTCTCAAGTATGCACAGCCACCAGAGGTATTTTATCCAGTTCATTTCTGGCAATGGAAAAAGATTTGGGTTAAGGGATATAGGCAAGAAGTCCTTGATAAATGTAAGGATGCACACACACTACAAATTTGGAATCAGTTTTTAAATAGAGAAGGCATTGATAAAAATAAATTGCCAGCAGGTTCTGCTATAGAATACTTTTATAATAAGTTTGTTTAGAGATAGCCAGTCATGTCTTGCTTTGCTGCAGTTTGAACTGTTGAGTCTGTTCTATAAATGTTGCAAATGTTTGGCTTATCATATTTAATGGCATAAACATTGAGTAGGTCGTGATAGAAAAGGTAGTGATCAATTGGTCTTGATACTGGATTCTTTACATCCTCAATCATCTTCTTTGCACCAGACTTACTAACCACATAGCATAAACATGACCAAGACTGATAGACCTTGCAAACATTTTCTTTGCCAATCTGTAAATCTTTAGCACCCTTTTTATACCGAACATTGCCAGTCTCTGGAATATAAACTGTAAATACATCCCAATCTTCTGGCAACTCATCTATGTACTTATATAGTTTTGCACTAAAGTCTTTAGCCAGCTGAATGTCATCTTCCATCAATATTATGTGATCATGTTTTGATTTGGCAAAGTTAACCCAAGCAGTATAATTACTAGCCCAAATGCCTAGTTCTCCAGGCTTCCAACCTTCACCAAGCCAGCCCTTAGGATCAATCTTGATCTTTGCATCCTTGTAAAACTTTGAAATATCATCAGTATTTCTCATCATGATTGTGGGCGTGTCAAAGTTATGAAAGTCTTTTTTAAGTTGCTCAATGGCACGTTTTGTTAACATATTTCTTTTTTCCATCAACTTAGTATTTTCTTCATTGTGAAATATCTTAAAGCATATATCAGGCTTATTTGTCTTTTCGTGTAGCCCGTTATGCAGATCAAAAAACTGCTCTTTTGGATAAAGCTTTCCATTCTTTTGCCACCAGGCATTGATAAAGTTTCTGGATTTAGTATGAAAATCTTCATGAGCTGAGTTAATTGCATGCTTTGAGTCTAAAATGTGGGTAAATAGTGGCATAGAGTATGCAATACCTAGGTTGTACAGGATCACATCTGCTGCTTGATTCTTAAATCCGTGGTTATGAAGCACATACTTTTCATTAACATAGTGAGTCTTAACCAAAGATTTTGCATACTCTCTTTTAATAATGTAGCATGCCGTTGACCATGCATATGTCATTTTTTTATTATGATGAAATGCATCTTTCTTATGCATGCTGAACTTAATTGGCTCATTCTGAATCATCACTAACTGTATAATTTCTGCTTTGGGTGGCAGATGATCAATTACATACTGCCAATCCCATGACCAATTTTCAACGGTATCAAAGCTAAAGTCATCTTCCATAATGATTGCATAGTCACTATCAGATGTATCAAGCCAATGCTTTAGAGCCTTTATATGAGACATAATGCAGCCAATCTCACTAGGCTTTAGGTTGGGATACTTACCACTAATAAGATGAGATAGATCATTACTTCTTCCATCTACCGCTTCAACAATAGTATAGTTAGTTACACCATACTTCTTAAATTCTTGTTGTGCATTCTTTAATCGGTGTGGGTGGTCCTTCAGATTAATTAAATAGACTGGGCCAAAATTCTTTAGCTTATCCATTTTTAGAAATCCATACCTGTTCATCCATAATAAGTAAATGATACTCGCCTTTATGCTCATTTAAAAATTGATCAATCCCAGACTTGGGTGCTAGATGTGGCTCTCCAGATTCATGCTGCCATTGGTAGTCATCAAATGCCATAATGCCATAAGGCTTAAGCTTGCTCCAGCTTAGGTCTGCATCGCTATAAGCACCAGCAGATGTATGGTCTCCATCTATATAAATAAAGTCATAGTGAGCATCTTCAGCGGACAAAAGGAATTGGTTTGAATATGCCTTAACCTTGCATACATTAGTATATTTTGACATTCTGCTGTCGTAAAAGTTTTCAAGGCTATTCCAGTCAAACTGTTTATGAGCCTCTTCTTCAGATCCAGCCCATGTATCTACATCCGTCAGCCATGACTCTGGATGTGTAAGTATATTGTTTAGCATCCACTCAGATGCATCCCCAGTGTATGCGCCAATCTGTAAGAAATCTATCAGTGGCTTTCCTGCAAATCTTTTTGGCAGGACTAAGTTAAAATAATCAATAGCATTTTTTTCAAACCAGTTTGGATACCCCATATAAATCATTATACACCATAACCTGATATACTGTCTATTATGAACCCATACAATAGTTTTGTTTATATATGTAGGCAGGGGGATAATGAAGAGCTAAGGTATTCTATTAGGTCTGTACTAAATAGCTTTCCAGATGCCTCTATATGCCTTATTGGGGGTAAACCAGAGTGGTACTGTGGAGACTATGTACCAGTTGAAGATACTGGCAATAAGTTTGATAATATAACTAACTGCTATAAAACCATAGTTGAGTCTGATCAAATTGATGAAGATTTTGTATTAATGAATGATGACTTTTATGTCTTAAAGAAAATAGATAGCATTCCATTATTTTATGATGGAACTCTTTCTAATAAAATAGATAGTCATATGTTAAAGTATGGCATGTCTGCCTATGCAAGGGTACTAGTAAAAGCTAAGAAAGATTTAATTAAGGCTGGTATATCAGATCCATTATGCTATGACGTACATATGCCTATGATATTTAACAAGACTATGCTTTCATATTTAGATCACACCAACAATGCTCCAAGATCAACCTATGGGAATATGTATAACCTTGGCGGTATAGATGTAAAAGATGTAAAGATATACCACAACTCTCAAGATAAAGATGTATCAAATCTATCTTTTCTATCTACAGAAGATGATTCTTTTAAGTTCGTTTCAGATCAACTAATTAGAATGTTTCCACATAAAACAATTATTGAAAGATAGGTGCCCCCAGCAGGATTTGAACCTGCGACCTTACGGGTAGAAGCCGTCTGCTCTGTCCACTGAGCTACGGAGGCGTAGTGTTCCCACTTGGGCTTGAACCAAGGACCCGCAGATTAAAAGTCTGCTGCTCTACCGACTGAGCTATAGGAACGTACCCATAGTTGGATTTGAACCAACGCTTTCACGATTTTAAGTCGTGTGCCTCTACCGCTGGGCTATATGGGTTTAGTAGAGCAGGTGAGAATTGAACTCACGATCTTCAGTATATAAGACTGATGCCTTCACCACTTGGCTACTGCTCCTGATTTAAATATTTTATAGCTTCTACTAGTAGCTCTGGATTATCCCTAAGCAATCCAATAGCAGTATTACAATTACTACAAAGTAATCCACGAACACACTTACCACAAGACCAACCACCAGCACAACATGAGTGGTCATGATCTATATGTATTGCACTATAATCTTTACATATCCAACACATTCCATTATTTTTTAGAAATAGTTGGTCATAATATTCTTTGGTTATGTTGTGCCTTTTAAATCTTCTTGGATCATATCCCAAAGTTTTAACATCTTTTGTTCTTTTTTCTCTTCTATACTTATTGGCTGCAAGCCTGCAATCGTCACATGGCTTTTCTTTATTTCTACCGTGTGTTATGTATCCAGAGTATGTTCCGCAAATATTCATAACTCTATTGTATCATAACTTTTGTATCATAAAGTTATTTATTGATCAACCTTGTATGTCATAGCAACATAGCAAGCAACATATCCCATAATAAAAGTGGGAATTATAAATAATACATTAATCATATTAAATACTCCTCTCATCTTTGCGCCAATGCAAAAATGATTTAATATAAACTGCTGCGTATGCAACTGCCATAGCAATGAAGCCATATTGATCTGTAGCTAATGCGTATGCAATCCATAAACATTCATTAACACATAAGATAAGCCATCCCCAAATAGTCTTACGACCAACTAAGAATATTCCAGTTACTCCGATTACTGCAAGGACCCATGACCACATTACTGATTCAATCTTTCATTTTGTCCTCTTGCAATAGCAGCACATACCTTAAATGCAGCCTTAGTTCTACGGCTCTTCATGAACCCTAGACCTTGCCATACAGGAACAGTTGCCTCAATGTCTTGTGCAATCTGTTCTCTAATTTCTTTTACAGTGGTAATGATAAGATCCATCACATACTGCTTTTGTTCATTATCTAGATCTTTTGTCCAATTGTTTGCTTCCATGTATTAATCATACCAGAAAGTCAGCGGTATTGCAAGTATGGTATGATTACTATATGAACGAATGTGATCATAAACTAATACCAATAGTATATGGGTATATGTATGGCCATGCTTTTGCTAGTATAAATAACAACGAATCAATATATGGTGGGGAAAAGAAAACAGCAACATCACCAGAGTGGTTTTGTATGCGTTGCCTTGAAGAAATCTATTTAGACTAAGACTTACCAGATTTCATCTAGTTCAAACTCAGGACCAGCTGACTCTAATGTGTATCTCATTCCAGAAAAATGATCCAGGAGTTGTGTCCTTTAGTCTTTCCTCAATCATGTCATAGAGATGAACCTCATCAAAGATAGCTTTTCTAAGTGGGGTATACCAAAATAACTTATTAACTAGCCAATTAATCATTGATAGTACCAATAAGGAATACCTTGATCATCATAATCTGACCCCAACCTTTCCATTAGCTCTTTATCGTCTTCTTGAATAATTTCTATAGCAGCAGTTAAACCTTCAGCATAAGATAAAGCATCATCCTTAGCCCATATTAGAGTACCATTTTCATCAAATGAAGAACCACGATAGACTAGATAATCCTTTTTAAGCTTATTAAGGATAACAATGATCTCTTCTTTACTCATCTACTTCATCCTTTGGAACCCAGACCTTTTTACCGTCCTTATACACAGGCCAATAGCCAAGGCTACGCCAGTCCATAGACATAATCTTTGGCTCTTTAATCTTGATCAACCTTATATGTCATAGCAACGTAGCAAGCTACATAGCCCATAATAAAAGCTGGAATTAAAAATAGTGCATCAATCATTTGGTACCCTTTCTATTGTAGTTGGCACACCAGACGTGACCATTTGACATGGTTTGATGAGTGTCCCAGTACTCAATGTTTTCTTTATCAATACCGCATTTTACACAGTTCATAATATAATCATATCACTAGCCATGCCATTCGTCAAATGATATTCCGCATCTACCGCAGATACCCTTGGCTTTATTTTCAGGGGTAACAAACATATGATCGCAATACTCTCTAGGATTAGTGTGCTCTTTAACGCTCTCAATACATGCAGAGACAGCCTTAAACCAATTCTTAGCTCCTGGCATTTCCATATTAGCAGTGATGCCACGACCAGCATGCTTATACCAAGTAATAATTAAACCATTCTTTTTATATACAAAGTTTGGAGGACAACCATTAGCATGTGGGCTACTAGGGTCTTCATCCCATCCTGCATCACACCAACAATAGGTACGCATCTCAAATACATCGTTTACATATTCTGGCTGACCAGCATTAGATGTAAGCAGATTGCTCCATCCGTATTTATCATAGCGATTGCCACGGAATTCAGCAATAACCTCAGCAATCATCTCTAGCCCACTACTAGCCCAATCAGCCTCATAGCTCTGGTATGGTGTATTGCTCAGAAGTAGTTGACCTAATTCCATTTGCATCATCCTTTGTCCACTCATATACACTATCATACAGGTAATTCATTACTTCGTCAACTGCCCCCGCCATTGTGGGAGCGGTACATGAACAATAGAAACCATCCTCAGCAAAAGATAAATCTGCTTCCCAATGTGTAAACTTATCATCAAACTTAACCTTAGTAATCTTAATGGTTACAGAATCTGAATAGTCTAATTGATCTTCTGGCCATTCAACTTTGTCTATCATTTTTAATTACCAATTTTCCATTTCTAGGACCCTGACTTGTTGTATGCCATTGGTCACATTCATTACATTTATAGGCAGACAAAGGTCTACCCTTTTTACTTTTCCATTTGCCAATTCTCCAGCATCTTTCTATTGCCTTTAAAGCATCCTTTTGTGCTGAATAGTTTATTTTTTTTAAACAGGATTCAGAACGTAATGCCTTTTTAATTGCCATTACATACACTCCCTGCTATTCTGAATAACTACTGTACTTCTACCTTGAATAATTAGATTACTACCGTCGCAAACTTTATAAATACTTGTACCTTCAACAAAAACAACACCAGAACCTGGATCTTTATTTTCCTTTGCTTGCACTGTAAAAAATACCGCAATAACAATTGCAAGTGCAACTAGCCCAAGAATCATTACAGCATAACCATAATCCTCAAACCAATTATTTTTTTCAGGTAAGTTAGGGTAGTTAGCCATTATCCATGCCACTCATCAAAGGATAGACCACAAAGACCACAAACACCAAGTGCTCTGTATTTATTATTGACATACATATGAGGACAATCAGATCTGCCAGCATTTGGATATTCACTTGCATAAGTAACCTTAGTTTCTGCATATGTGCCTTCAGTGTCTGCAAAAGTCATACCAACAGTTGGATAAGTACCCTTATCAATACCATGAGAACAGTTATTTACAGTCCACTGTTGTGGCGGTACTGTAAGTGTTTGACCAATATTTGGATAAGTAGGCGTATTCATCTTTAACTGATAAAACTCTTTAGCAGTCTCATACCCTGCACGATAAGCATCATCTAATGCCTGCTTAATTAGTTTAACTTGCTTATCTGTTAATCCTGCTGGATTAAAGATAATAATTGGTGAATTCATTTCTTGTTTCCTATTCTGATTCTATTATATGTTCTGGCACGAAACTTATATTGTGTACGATATGTTGTAATTGTCGTATATGTGTACATTTTAAATTCCCCTCAAACTAAACAAGTTCTTCCATGAATGAAATGCCCATCC